GCTGTAGGCCTACGAGCAAACTTAGATAAAAATTCAATTTTACTAAGATCTCCTGTCGCCTCTTCGCGTAGGTCAACACCCCATTTCGCCATAGTTTGTTGAACGGCTTTAAAGTTCCAAGATGGGGGGGCGTCTAATTGCCAAGAAATCATGTTATCATCTCCATATAGGGAAAGAGAATTAAAGTGTTTAAACTCTTTAGATGATAACCCAGTAATTTCACGGAAAGCTGCCAAAAAGAGAGTACCCATACCCATTGTGTTCGTCAACGATGTTGTCGAATGCCCAGTGGATGCGCCAGTACCTTTATTGTAAACATTTCCAGATGAAGTTAATGCCAATAAACCGTTTTCAACTTGGAAACGGTTATGATCAATCAGCTCACAGATTCTATTATGGTTTTTATGCTTTTCATACCCCTTTTTAAAAAGGGCAGCAATATTATCCATAACAGGTCCTGAAAGTGTTGAATCAAAAGCACTGCAATCTGCGGCATAATGTATGTCACGTTTAGCATGCTCAGCAAAAACCTTTCCCATAGCCCACCCATTAAGTGGCATACCAATTTTACTTGGTGTAGTCTGCCATTTAAAATTGTGTGCAGGAAAAGTATCCCAAACAGTTGCGGAAATATATTGTGTTATCGGGCTACCGATAACTGTTCGAACCTTGTCAAACAACCACTTCTTTTGAGGTAAAGCTTCGCGTTTGACAGACACAGGATTCAAAGGAACAAGTGAAGGCGAGATTTTAAATGTCTGCCACCACAACTTTTTAAATTCGGACATACCAATAGATTGTATGAACTCACGGCGTGATAATTTGCGTTCACGACCGAAGGGGCCTTTAACTTTGGCCCAAGCTGCAAGTCCATATTTCTTCTGCCATTTCTGAATAATGCGATTGAAAGGTGTTAAGCGAGAATTTTCAAAAATCTCCCCAAACACATCCCAAGCATCTTCGAACTGAATTGAAGTAAATTGGTATTCAGGTCGAAAGAAATAACGTGCTGTAGTGTTCAATTCATTTTGGAAAGATGCATAACTCTCTGTTCTTTTATAAACCAGATTGTTATCAGCTTCAAAAGTTTCCAGATCAGCATCAATGTGACATTGAAGCTGATGGATTCCTTGTTCAAAATCGATTTTAGTGACAAACCAATCAGCAAAATCACCAGTATACTTTATATCTGGCAACACAGCTACATTGACTGGCCACCCAAGAGACCCTAATTTTTCAAATGTTTCAGCAAGGCTTTCTTTAGAAAAGTCTGTGTTGAAACTTCGAACAAATTCAGGTAAAGAAATGTCTGAAATGACCAATTGTAGGGATAACCAAGTCTGATTGAAACGCGCCTGAAGGCTAGCCCGGCGTTTAATCATTGATTGAGACCCTTGGTTACGTTCTAAGAGTAAAGACACGTAACGATACCACAAAATCATTTTAACCAACACGCATACCATAAATGTTTTTGAAAACACGTACACTCTCACCCAAAACCATGGGTTAAGGACACGTGTTATAAACATCACTGGGTACTTAAACAATATGCGGTGGTACATCTCCATCCAAACAATGAGTATATTTATTGGCATGCAAAGTGACAACGTTGCACCAATAAACCACATACGGAAAACACTCCAGGCAACAATGATGGCCCCTTTTCCTACTTTAAGGAAAACCAGTAGCACATACATGATTGAAAAGGGGAGGGCCCAAAACGATAAA